AAATCTCGCCCATGGTCTTGACAAAACAAAACATAGGCGGCAATATGACAAATGATATTTCGATAATTATTGATAAGAGTTGTCAAATAATTGCCAGAACTATTTACCCATGGAATGTTGTAGAGTTTAGAACCCCACACAAACATGACGTCAAAGATTAAGTCAATTAGACAATCTCTAACCAAATGTTCTGTCTTGATGTTGTTTTGGTTTTCTTGAAAGCGTTCATAATATTTACGAGAGAAATCTTTGAAGCCTTCAACAATTTCGATTGTTTGTGAAAAGTCGTAATTCTTCATGTCACCATCTAAAGATTTATGATGTTCGGTTGGGAAAAGAATACGATAGAGTTGACCCCATTCTGTGGAATGCGGATTAACTCCAACGGAGACATGAAATTGACGACGGTATCGAACTTGATTGTTGAGAAGGGCTCCAAAGTACTTTCGAGTGAGCAATTGGGGAACTAGTGGACCATTTAAGAAAAGCCGAAGCTTTCCATCTTGTTGAACGTCTTTAATATAAAGACATTCATCCATTTTTGCACACATTTCGTAATACCAATCTTCTGGAAGAACACCTTGCTTGAGTAAAGATTCAGTTTCGTCTAAGGCTTGGGCAAGCAAAGGGTGAGGAACGAGATTTCTAGGGCAGTCACAGTGTTTGAGATTGCAAGTACCACAAGTAAATAATTTCCAACGGGCTTTACCTGGGAACTTTTGAGGTTCTTGAGCAACACGCCATTTCCAAAAATTTGTTAGTGAAGCATCCATGGGAATAGGACCAAGACTGTGATCATTTCCAAGACCATTGAACATCTCAGAAGTCGAAAGAACACGAACTTCTGTCTGAGCATGCATCTGAGAAAGATAATAGTCTGTAATACGAGGAATCATCTTAGAAAAGCGAGGGTCAATTTCTGGTTTCTTACTAGCCAATTTGTTGATTCTGTTTTGAATAGGATCGATAAAAACACCATCAGAATTAACAAAAGGTTTAGCAATAACAGGCATTGTTTGAGCAGGACCGAAATGTTCAAAGAGCGGAGTCTTGACGTAGGGCGACTCAGTTTGAATTGGATTAAAGAATTGAGTAGGAACTTCTTTAATAAATTCAAAAGGAGGAGGAAAGTTAGCAGAGGTCAGACCTTGTGCAGAATTAGAAGAAGGATTATCAAGAACTTTAAGGGCTTCTTGAAGATCTTCAAATGTGAGCAAAATTCCAAAACCATGAGTATGGTCTGGATTTCCAGCAACATGCATACCAACAATTTTGCGGGTACGACGAGCATCACAAATGAAATAAAGGCCACCACATTCTCCTGGATAAGTATCTCCAGAAAATTGTATGGCATTGTCGAGGACGATGTCTTGTTTTCCACCAAGACTATCCGATTCTGCATTATATACGATATGTCGTTCCAGACACATATTTCCGTACATATACTTCGTCACTTTGGCAAGGTTGAGAGTAAGGATTGCTCCTCTCTGTGATCGAAATGAGTTGAGGTCATTGGTACAAACAAATTTGTTTACAATGTTGTATTGTGGAGGAAATTGAGTAGAATTAATGCGGATAAGGCAGCAATCCTCTCCAATATTAACAACATCTAACAAATCGTATGTAATACGCCAATCTTCCAAATCCCGAGCAAGTGCATTGTGTTCTAGTAATATACCAGTTCCACCAGGGGGACGGGTATTCCAAAAATGTCGAGGAACAACAAAGCATCTTTCTGAGACAAATGTACAATTTACGCCTCCAAAGATCATAGAGTTATCTACATAATGATGAATTTTGTAGATACTCTTGGTAACTTTAGACACGAGAGCGTCAAGATCTGGATCAGCAGCTTGTGCTTTAGAAATTGATTTGAGAGGTTTTCTAGAACGGGCGACATAATGTTTTCCTTTCTGTTTAGGCTCTTCTGATTCAGATTCGTTTTCAGTTTCTTTATCGGTTTTCATGATAGCAATGCCGGTAATGAGAACTGTAACGGCAGCACCTAATAAAAGCAATGGGGTGCCATAAATCTTGAATTTTCGTTTGACTTCTTTCCAATCAACATTTCTCCAGCGAACCATTTCGAGGACATTTTCCTTAACCTCAGCACTATAAAGTTTGGCTTGAGTTAAGTAAAAGTCAGCATCGATAATTGGTTGAGGGCCTAGAGCAAAGAAAGCGATCATCAAATGAATTGGATGAATTTGATAACGTTCGAAAGCATATGCTGCTAATGGATATAGCAATAAAGGAGGGAATTTTCTGGCCTCTTTGGTTTTAACAAGAGCCCAAAATGCCATAGCTTCAAATATTTCACATTCATCCCGTTTAGAAAATTTGTCGATAATAGTAACAAAAGAAGGAACAACAAGTTGAGATGCAAGTTCTTCCGGAACAGAAGTGCCTCGAGTTCGTAGATGTCTCATACTTTGGATTAGTCTACTGAGTGGAATTTCAGGTTCTCCACCTTTACCGGAGGAGGCAGCCATAAACCACATTTCAGAAAACACATCAGCGGATTCAACATCTCCTTCCAAAGTTTTATCAAATAAAGATTCAAGTTCGAGGAGAGTTTCTTCAGGAAAGTTATCATAGGTCAATTGAGTCCAATCAATAACATCTACTTTGAGCTTGGAAGCCCAAGGAAGACGTTCTATCTTGGTACCAGTGGCATCAATTCGAGGGGAAAAGCAAACTTTTCCTGGTATAGTAGAAAGAGACCAAAATGTGTTTTTGGGAGTACGATGTTTAGTCTCATCTGATATTCTATCCCATAACCAAGGTTTATGGTGAATTGTGTCAGGAGGGATAACTTCTGGAGGTTCAGGATCAGGAACGAAAATCTTTTCTTGAATATGTGAAGCAAAATTGTCAACTGAATCAGATTTTTCCATCTGAGAGATGTTAAAACCTTTGATATCAGGATAAAATTCTTCGTTCTTTTCGAGATTGGAATGACGATAAATAGAATCTTTTCGATGATTGAGGAGTTTGAGAACGAGATCAGAGTAGGAAATAGCATGACCATTCTTGAGTTCTGAAGGTTTGGTAACGTGTCGAATATTGTCGTAAATAGTCATGTTGAAGGCTTCAGGGCCAGTTTTTCCAGCATGAAATTTATCAAATACAATATATGCATCAATTCGACGAAGGAAAGCTTCTGGGGATTCAACTTTAGCACGAAGACACATATCCCAAGGAGTGGTATTGGAGGTCAAGACGACGTATTCTGATGTCATGAAAGTGTTAGCTTTGGCTTCGAGAGTAGCCATATTTAGCTGAACAGGGACTTCATGAGTCAGAGTGAGAATGTTAGCTATTCTATCAGCAGCATCGTCATATTTTCCATTTTGGAAAATATCATCGAACATGGTAGCCATCTGGCCATCATATCCTTCCCAATATTCAGTTTCGAAGCT